TTAAAATCTGCACCAGATATTACTTTTCCTGCATCGGAATCTGCTAGTGCATCTTTGCCAGACCATCCGACAGCTATAGTATAGTTTGCCATTATCTTATCTTTCCTTGTTTATGTAATAAAGTTAAGTCTTGTAAAGAAGCATCAAATCCATTAGATTCAATATCTATCTCTAGTTTAAGGTTTTTTGCCGAACCAGTTAACGGTGTTTTGTATTCATGTAAACCATATACTGGCTTATATGTAGAATTGTTTGGATGTGTTCCCGAAACATGCACATGACTAACAGCAACTCCTGTGCCAGAACCAGCACCAGTAGCTTGAAATACTGTGCCAACATTATTATCTGCTGAACCTATAGCTGTAAAATCAGTATTACCAGCACTAGAAATTGCATAATAAGTTCCTGTTACAAAACTACCAGCATTAGTTGTTGTTACTGTCGTTGTACCATATAAAGACGAACTTGCACCCCATAAAGATGTTGTTCCCGTAGTTGAAGGATTTAAGGTTATAGAAGTTGTTGTTGATGGAGTTGGACTATAATCTTTATACCATTTTAATCCTAATGTTGCTCCAGAACCACCCTCTAAAACTAAAAACAATCTCTTTAAAAATGAAGCTGCTATAGATTGACCTAAATTAATCCATGTTGTAGCAATACTGCTTGTATATGAACTATAAGTATAAGTTGATGCACCAGCTAAATCTGTGTCGTAATAACCCTCATAACCAGCTAAACCACCATCTTTTTGTCCTACTAATAAACCATATAACTCTGTATATGACATATTAGAAGGCTCTCTATCATTGTCAAAAGTCCATGTTGTTACTCTTGGTGCTTGGTTAGGTGTGAAATGTTTAAAATCAAACACATAAGTAATGTTTTTATCAACAAATGACATTATGTAAATACCTTCATTTTCTACATAAACACTTTTAACATTTGAACTTTGACCAATATTTCTAATTAATCTATCTTTAATGTTTACGCTTAAATCAGTTAATGGTAATTTATCTTTTTCAGTTGTTCTACCTAATGATCTAACACCCGTATTAGACAAAAAAACTAAATCATCACCAATGGCTTGAACTGTATCTCTTGATACAAGACCTACACCCCTAATAACTTCATTGAGTGCAAGTGATCCTACTGTTTCTGGCCTGTCATATATAACAATATTGTTTTTACCAAATATAACTAATTTTCCATAAAAAGGAGCAATTGCTATAATTGTATCAATACCCCAAATTTTAGACAAATCTATTAAACCTGCATCACCACCTGTCCAATCATCACCATCTAAAAGATTAGAATAATAAACAACATCTGGTGATTCTGCTACACCACCTGCCCAAATTCTTCCGTATAAACCCATTCCACAAGTTGGTTTAAATTGATTAGAAGATACACTTGCTGGTTTAGTTGCATGTGCTGTCCACCTTGATCCAGAAGTTAAACTACCATCATATCTTTGTGGCTCTACTCCAGCATGAAAACAATGCAATCGATCATTAAAATTAACAAATTGCCAATCACCCGTACTATTAGCAACAGTATGTTTTACATCAGCACCACTACTAGGAAAAGCATCAGCAGGGTCAGTAAAATCTACAGCATAAATACTTGTTCCATAACTTACAAATATTTTATTAGTTCCTACATCATTATGTTCTACTACAGATGCAATAGCTGTTCCAGAAGGTGCTACTTTTTGTTTTAATCCTTTTCTAAAAGCAATACGACCAGACTCTCTAATAACTACATTTTCTGCTTTAACTAAAAATGATGTATCTAATGATGCAGGATTACTTTGAGTATTTAACCCATTTAATCCAATATCAGTTAACGGTTGATATGATAATTCTTTTGCCATTATCTAAAATTTAATCCTGTTGCGTATTGACTACTATGATTTTCATTTACAAACCAATCTGATTCGTATTTAGTATTACCACTATCTAATATTATTGCTTGTTTAAGTGCTTCATTAGCTTCTTGAGCCATTAAACTAGATTGTGTGCCACCATCTTCACCTCTCTCAGCTATTGCCCTGGCCCATGCTCCAAGTATAACTGGCTGTGCTGGTACTTTTAAAACTGTAGCGGCACTTGTAAGTTTGTCTTGATACTTAACAACATCAAAAGATATAGTGTGTGCTTCAGTAGGAACTGGTGATAAATCTACTTTTAAATTATTAGAAGCATCGCTACCATTAAAAGCATAGTACAGAGGCTCACCAGTATCGTCTGTAGGGTACTTTACGGTGTTAATATACTGTTTGCTTACTTGATGTAAATGAAGGCCTGTATCGTTGTTTATGGCATCCAATATTTTTATCTCTTGACCAGATGATAAATTGTAATTTTTTGTACTTGCTACTGTGGATATATCAACTGTTTCTCTAAGATTTAACCAATCATGTCTTTCTTCAACACCTCGTTTAGCATCATTAATTAATGATCCTATAACTTTATGATAGGCAGATACATTGGTACTATCATTTATAGCACCAGACCAATCAGTTGCAATTGTATCTTCACGCAACCTTATTAATACTTCATTAATTAATTCTTTATAAGTCATAACTTATCCTTTAATTATTTTTCCCCAAACTGAACCTTTTCCTTCTACAATGTCTACTACTTCTACTTGAAAATTACCATTGTCAAAAAAAGTTACAATTCCAAAAGCATGATTCCAGTTATGTAGCCTTCCTTTTAACCATGTATTTTTTTCTGCTGACATATCTTTTAAACAACCCATAGCCCAAGAACTTATGTTTCCATCTAGTAATCTAGTGGCTGAGTGTCTTGCTACATCATGAACATGCCCATACATAATGTTTGTTCCATAATTATCTAAATGTTTCTTAGCGTGATTTACACCACAATAAGCACCATGTATAAAAGATAATTTGCCAATACTTAATACTTCATTGTATTTGCGATACTCATAGCCTCTCTCATCCCATTTACACGCATTTCTAAAACTGTATTGATCTAAGTATGGATTCTCTTCTACAAACGCATCTAGCCATTCGTCATGATTACCTGCAAGAATATGTCGTTCTTTGCATTTAATCTTGTCTAACACCCTGTCAAACCTGTCTATTTGCTTATTAACAGCTTTAATTTCTTTATCTATTTCTGGAAGTTGGTATTCTAATGGTGGTCTTTTTCTTCTTTTATATCTGTGTCCAGATACTGACTCCCATTCTCCAACATCACCCAGATTAATAAATATGTCTGGCTTTACAAATTCTATCGCTTTTAATGTAACTTTGACTGCACTTTCATCATGTATTGGAAAATGCTGGTCGGGTATAACAATCGCCCTTTTCATTTTTACCTACCTTTTGCTAATTGCGCTCCAAAGTAGAATTCGATTATCATTGTTGCCCATCTAAATATTTCATCAAACTTCAACATCCCTTCTACAGTTACATATTCTATCACATCAGGAGTAAGCTGTAATCCTAATATACTGGCCCCTTCAATGACCGTAGGAATGACTGTAGGAACATCCCAAAACACAGGAGCCACTTGTGTAAAAATAACTAAGGCTAATATAGTTAAAATAATGATCCTTCTATTCATAGCAGCCATTGGACTTTCTTTCTGTGCCATTGACCTAGCTTGATTAATAGATTCGTTCCTAACCTGTAGGTTTTCTATCATCATTTTTTGTTGTTCTTGTGCTGCTTGACTTTTAAGTGCAAGTAACTTAGCTACAAAGCCTAATGCTATTGGTGCTATGTTTGTTAAAAATCCTATCATGCGACTAACCTCAATACATTAAAAACACCTACTTCAGAAGCTAGGAAATAAGCAAAACCACCTAACAAAAAATATCTGATTTGATTAAGCATATTAAATATCTTTTGTATTTTTGAATTAGTGTCATCAATCTTGCTGAACAACTTACTTATTTGTGAAGTATGTTTGTCTAGTTGCAATTGCATTCTGTTATCGTCTATCATCTTTTTTTTGGCTTCTTACCGTATCCCATAATATCTCCTAGTTTGCTAGTGGGTTATCTAAAGACTCTTGTATTCGTTTTTCTATGTCTACCTTAGTCTTTTCTACTTTAATCTCAAACCGATCTAATTTAGTGTCGTAGTTTGTTAACTTTGTATCTACTGACTGTAATTTAGTATCGACCTTTGACTCTAAGTTCCATTGTGCATTTCGTAAATCTGTCATGTCTTTCTTTAACTCTATTTTTATGGCATCAGCATGTTGTTCTATTCTCATAACATCGCTTGAAGTTTTTGCCATCTGTCCAGCTATTGCATCTAAGTCCAAATTTGCTATTCCTTCAACTTTTTGATATAAAAGGAATCCTCCATAGAGTGAACCAACAATCGTTGAAATTAGAGCAAATGCTGCGACCAAACTGGTATATGTAAACCTTAATCCCAGAAATTTTAGTCGTTTATCAACTAAACCTTCAACTTGTGCAACTTTTTTTCCTAGATCAGCCATTAATTATTAAATGCTCCATCGTTCTGTAATTGCTTCAAGTATTCAATCTCTTGTTTTAATCTTTCTACTTCTAACCTTCTTCTTTGTAATTCTAACTGGTAAAGCGTATTACAATTTATTCTTTCACTTGGCCCATCTAAAGGAATAATAAGTCTAGCATATAACCCAATGTCTTTAGTCTGCGGATCATTGCCTTCTTTCCCTATAATTGGCACAATAGCATTGTTTATTACGCCAGTCATTCCAATCTCAAAGTTTGTGCTACCGCCTATAGCATTTTTACAATCAAGATCACCTGCTCTAATACTGTCCGAACCACTAACTGAACTAATACTCGGTATCGAAAAACTCATTGAGTTACTATCTGCTATTACCTGTAAACTCAGTAATAATAAAACTAACCACCGCTTCACTTAAACCTCGAACAAATCTTAGATTCTACAATCGGCTTAAAATCATCATTGCCTCTAAGTTTCGATGTTGAGCATATGTATTCAGCAACTTTTGCATTTTCTTCATTAACATATACATCAAACTTAACACGATGCAAATACTTTATGTTTATGATCTTGTATCGAGTAACAAACGGTATAGGTTGCCACTCTTTATCAAACACACCAATCTGATACCATTGCACATCCGATCTTTTATTAAACACCTGCATTGTAGTCATCTTGGCACTTGGTATAAACGACATTTTCCACTTGG